AACGTTGGGTGACCTGTTGCATCTGCTGGAGCACTGCTCCGAGCTGACGCACGGAGGCTGAGTCGCCAGCCGCGTCGGCATTGCGGATGTCATTGATAACGTCTTCGGTAGTTGCCATCACTTAGCTCCGTGCTTGTTGAGGATAGCCTGGATGTCAGCAGGCATCTGAAAGTCAATCTGCGGACTGGTGATCTGAGTGTCAGCGACAATCGAACCACGCTTCTTGGCAGGCACTTCAGCCATAAGACCTCGCGTAGCGAGCTGACGGTTCTGAGCCTTCTGCTGGATGACGGCTTGCGAGTCACCCACTTGAGGGAAGTACTGCTTCTTCGCACTGTCGAACTCACTTGGGCTGATTGCAGCACCGGATTCACGACGCAGCACTGCGTTGACGAAGTCTCGTTGAGCTTGCTCGACCTGTTGTTGCTGAGGACTTGCGACCAGTGAATTGGCAGCAGCGCCCAACGCACCGCCGATCAACGGAGTGCCCTCTGCCACTTGCTTGATCACAGACCCACGATTGACACCCTGTGCATCCAGCTTGCTCAACACTTGCTCAGCCTGCTGCATGCGAGAACCGAACAAAAGCGCCTTGGCTTGCGTGTCGTTCAGACCGGAGTCCTTGCCTTGGATCTGAGCACCGTTCATGGTAGAAGCAGGACGAGCAAGCGCGGTGCCCTTATCGACCAGCACATAGCCGTCTGGGGTTTCCACGAGTTGGGTGCGTGCAGCTTGACGAGCGATGTCGTTGCCCTCACGAGCACGTGCATCAGTCATGTTCTGGCCACGCATGGTCGTTGCGTTGCTCGCCACGCTGTCAGGCGTCTGCACCTTGCGCAGCGCAGCACCCGGAGTGAACTGACCCGTGAGTTGGTCCACGGTGCCCATCTGGATTGCGCCCCCGTTGTCCATCTTCTCGAACTTGGGTGTGAGCAGGTCCATACGCTTGCTGGCATCCATGACCTCCAGACCCTTCTGCATCAGGTACTGACGAAGCTGAGCCGGGTTGCCAGGAAGTGTCCGCACCATTTGGCTCCCTTGGTTCGGGTCGATGATGCCCTGCTGCACGAGGCCAGTCACGGTGCTGATCACGTCGTCGTGGGTGACATCCGGCTTAGACAGCAGCGAGTTGATCGCGCCACCAGCAACATCGAGCTTCTGCTTCTGAACCTTGAACTTCAGCTCATCGGTCTGAGCACCCACATGCCCCACGTCGGCAGTAGCCTTGTCCGCATCAGCGAACTGCTTCTGCATGCCCGGAATGCGAGCACCCAAACCCTGTTGAGCGGCAGCACCCATGAGCCCCTGACGATTGACCGTACCGTCAGGGTTGATGTTGCCTTTGTACAGATCAGCCAGCGTGCGCTCTTGGTCTTGCTGCTGCTGTGCTTGCTGGAGCTGCATCTGCTGGAGTTGCTGCTGGCCTGCCAATGTGCGCAGGGACATGGCCTTGCCAGCCAGCTCCATGGGGTTGTCGAGCTGGATGGGGCGAACCCCGAGCGCGATAGAAGAGTCGATAGGCATGTTGGTTCCTTTCAGCCGTAGTAGGTTGTCACTCCGCCGGTGTCGCCCCAACCACCAGTCCAGCTTGATCCAGCTCCACCAGCTCCATTCGTTGGAGTGCCTCCGGTCTTGTTCAGGTACTGCTGTTGCATGTACCAATTTCCGAGAGTGCCAACAGTGTTGTTGATGGAATTGGCTTGACCGACGTAGCTGCTGGCCTGCGCGTTGCCTGCACCGATGATGTTGTTGCCAACGTTCGACGCCACCTGAGCACCTTGCTGCGCAACATCGCGGGTAGCGGTCTGGCCCACGCCAGCGATTGAAGCCAGACGGTTGAAACGCTGAGTGCGATCGTTGTTGAAGCGATTGTAGGCATTCTGGAATTCACCAGAAGCATAGTCTTGATTGTAGCGATCGAGTCCCTTCAGGGCTGCACCGCTGAGTACACCACCACGAGCAGCCGCACTAGCCTCCACGCCTCGTTGACCTTGCTGCTGTCGGAAGTCGTACCCCGGATCTTTGGTGAAGTCCGCCAGTGTGAAGTCACGGTTGAAGTCACCTCCAGCGGCTGTCCCTGCCGTCATCTGGCCGAGTGCCGTGGTGCCCGCCTCGCGCCACGGCTGTTGATCTGTACGGTTCTGGTAGTACTGCTCCAGCTCCGTCTGGCTGGCCTTGTTGGCAGCGTCTTCCTGTGCGCCTGCTGCCTTGCTCGAAGCCATGTTGGAGGCAACGCCCCCGATAACCGCACCGCCTACGATTGCTGCTGCGACCATGTCAATCTCCGATCCATTTTGAGTAGTACACTTCCACACGCTCGAAGTCCAGGAACTCGAACAGTGCAGATGCGTCAGCCCGTGTCTTACTACCCACGAACCAACGCTGTACCCCTCGTCGCTTGAGTTCTTTCTCGACAGCGCGGAAGAGCCGCACGCCTGGAAGACCTTGAGCGCGTTGCGCAGGGGCCACGTAGAAGATATCCATTGTGCAGGTCAGACAGCCTTTGTAGTGGAGTCCTGGCGCAATGAAGCCGATGAAGTATCCGACCGGCTTGCCTGCTTCCCGCATGGTAACGAACAGCAGCTCACCCCGTGCCTCACGGGCAGCGTACACGTCATACTGTGGGTCGAGCGGAACCTTATCTTGGTTGAGGGCAAGCTCAGCCCAATGCAACGGAAAAAGTGGCTTGAACTCCTCAAGCCGCTCCATGAACGATTCCACTTGACATGTCAGCATGGCTTGCTCGTCCTGATGTCGACCACCATGTGAATCCTGGCGTCGGCGCTGTTGTTGATCACCTCATGTTCCATCTTGTTGTTGAACCACCAGATGTCTCCGGGCTCCATATGTACCCATTCGTCACCAGCGCGGAAGTTGCTCCCAGGCTGCGACTGAAGCACGATATGGAACCGATCCCAGTACTCAGCGTGAACAGGCGTGTCCGCGTGCGGGTAGATCACTCCGCCGGGGTTCAGCTTGTTGATCATCACGCGACCCAGCCGTTCCCCCTGCACCGCGTTCATCAATTGGAATACGAGCGGCCGAGCCTCAGGCAACGACTTGAACACAGGCTGGTCGTAGTTCTCGTGCTGGTCGAAGTTGGCTTCGTGCTTGCGCAATGCCTCTTCAGTCTCATGCACGGAGCGATCCGGAAAACGCAGAATGATTGACTCCGTGTGACCGAACGGTCCTTGCGGGTAGTCACGGAGGTAAGTGTCTTCTTTCCACACACCGTGCGACTTCTCGAGACGGTGGATTGCCAGCACCAGCGGCATGACAGGGACGTTGGCAGCGATCTGCAGAAAGTTCTTCATTGATTCTCCGTGTTACCAAGCTGGGATGTACCGTGTAGTGCCATTGTCGTTGATGGGGATCCACTTGGTGGGGTTGCCAGCGACTGGTGCATTGGTAAGCGTGCCAGCAGCAGCAGCAGCTCCGTTATTGAGTGCGGCTGACGTTGTCAACAGGGCAGCACCCCCAGGCACCGTGATCTGCCCCGTAGTGCTCAGCGTGCCTGTGATCGCGATGCCGGTTGCAGATACCACCCCCACGTTGGCAAAGTTGATCGCCAGCAGCACGTTCTGCCCAGTAGGCGCATTGATGATCAATGACGCACCTGCAGACACCACCTGCCCAGCGCCACCACCAGCAGCGTTCAGGGTCACAATCGAGTTGTACGCACCAGAGCCGGACAGCGTGAGTCTTGAGTTGACATTGACCGCACGAGTGTTGGTGATGTCCTGCGACGAAGCCAGTGTGGTGAACGAACCTGCAATGGTCCCACCCGCAATCCATGAAGCCAGCGTGGCCTTCAGGTTTGCCCATGTGAGCTTGACCAACGCAAACGCACCAGCACTGTCGGCGAGCGGGATCTCGTCAGCGTCGACTGGTGTTGCCTTGCTCGTGGCGTTGTGCGTGGCTGACGCCACCATAGCGGCTTGCTGGGTGAGTAGCCCACGCGCTTCGTCATAGTGCGGCATCAGCTCACCTCACGGCCGGAAGCCCGGATGGTGATAGCCGTTGCGGTGCCAGCCAGCGTGCTGATGAAGTCACCGGGACTGAGCACATGTCCAACGATCTCCGGGAAGGTGTACGACTCTCCTGCCTGCAACGTCTTGGCTGAAGTGATCGTGTTTCCTGCACCCGCTGCACCACCAGACGGCACGAGTTTGATGGTCAGAGTCGCTGCCGCACCCGTGGTGTTGGTGCCAGTGAACTTGTCGATGATGGTGCGCGTACCCGCTGGTGCGGTGTACTGCGTGGTCTCTGCGTTCTCTGCCTGCTTGGCGTTGAACAGGGGCTTGGCGGTTACAGTCATGTTCGCTCCTAAATGATGATGCCTTGTTGAAGATCCTGTACTGTCTTGAGCAGCTCGGCGATTTGGTCACGCTGCACAGACAGTTCGGCTTGCAATGCGTCCAGTGTCGCCTGCATCTCGGCTGGGAGCGGGCTCTGGCCGAAAGCATCTTGAGTGCTGAACAGCGTAGATTTGACTTCTTCCAAACCAGCATCATCAGGCATGTCCTGAGTTAGATCCGTGCTGCTCTGCCCAGACGCACCACCTACGCGATCGAAGATGCCTTGCAGGAACAGATACCACTCACGAGTTATCATGCCCGTGCGGGGGTCTACGAACGCTACCCGTGGGGGTACAAACCGCAGTGCTTCACTCATGTTGCCCCCACGGACACTTGTGCACTCGCGCCCACCATCACGACGCGCACGGGGTCAGTGACAGTCACCTTGAACACCCGGTCTCGACTACGACCCAACCTGCGCCACTTCACGCGAGCACGTCGCTCACCCACCTTGCCAATGGGCGCCCAAAGCTCGTTGCTCCACGAGTAGCCACCATCGTCGCTCCATTGGAGCATGGCCTTGGGATCGCTGCCCTGCCCGGTTGTGAGGCCTACTCCAGTCTGCATGTCGACTTGAAGCGCATGAAAGAACTGCCATTGGTAGTCGGGCGTAGCGAGGTGCGGGCAAGCCCGAATACGCGGAATGGGGTCGCCATTGTCAGTGAAGTAGTCCAAGTCGAGCACGTACAGCTTGCCAGTCTCCCAGTCGCCTGCGATGGTCTCGCCCGCGAAGTTCATCTGGCACTGTACGCGGTCTTGCTTCAACGTGTCGTCAGCGGGATCACGCCAAGCACGTTGATGCCACAAGTCGGTAGCTGCATCGAACACCCACGTCTGCTGAGCGGTAGGAAAGTTCAGCACATAGAAGGAGTGCCCTTCTTGCTGATAGGTGTACGCCACTGCATCATCGATGCGAGACATCTGGCTGATGGCGAACTCCACCGCATGTGTGCTCACGCGCTGAGGCGAGTACCCGTTGGCTCGCTGTACGGTGCCGTACCCACGCTCATCAGAGGTGAGCCAGTATACGGTGTTGTCCATCTTGGCAGGGCTGAACTTCGCTGCGCAACCTTGCTCAATGAACGCTCCGTTGATGCGCTCAAACGGGAAGTCTGCGTTGCCGCTGTTGAAGAACACCTCGGTGCTGGTTTCTCCGAACAGCCACAGCTCCCGATGATCCACCAGCAGTGACAGCAGCAAGTCGGGTGCTCCCTCAGCGGTAGCGAAATCCAGTGGGTCGAGCGCGGTGCTGTACAATCCCGTGATCTGGAACTGGCCTGTACCTGGCTTGTTGAACGCGAAGTAGCCGTCGATGAACTGCACCGTGTCTGCGCCCACGAAGCTAGGGTCAATGATCTGGGTGAACACGCCAGTGGTCGGGTTGAGCACGTAGCCAGTTGAGCCAGCAGCGATCATCACGTTGGTGCCGTTGCTTGCCATTCCAACGACAGACGCAGTGGTCGCGATGGTGCCTCGCAGCGTTGCAGCACCAGTCGTATCGACGGTGTACACGTTGTAGCCAGAGACGACTACTGACACGGTTGAGTTGAACCGCAGTACACCACGAATGGGGCCAGTACCCACGGTCGCCCAGAGGCGCTTGCCCGGAGTACCCACAAGCATCGCCACATTCTTACTGGTGGCTGATCCAGTCTCTGGGTACATGTTGATGCACTGCTCTGCAGCGAAGTTCTTGCTTCGAGCAGTGTAGGCACCACCAACGAACGGGAACTGCATATCAGTACCCCCGTTGATAGAGCGCCACTTGCGGCACGGTCAGTGCGTCATCGTACTGCGCTTCCACGATGGGGATGTTCGCACGCTTGTAATCACCCTTGGCGTCCGCTGCCACCTGGATCACCGTGGCGCTGGCTTCGATGCCGAACTCAGGAGCGAACTCCACTGCTAGGCAGTACCGCAACGCTTTCATGTAGCCAGGAGGCCCCGTGAGGGTGTCAGTGAGCGCAACCGGGAAGGTAAGAATGCGCTGCATGGTCAGCGTGATCGGAATGGCTTGCGTTGGCACAGGCCACACCGTGACCACACCCAGCGGGAATTCGTTCACGTACAGCAGTCGCTCCACGATCGGCTGCGCCATGCTCTTCAGGTTAATCTCGTTGTACTGTTCTTGGCTGATCACCTTGATGGGGAAGTCCACCCCGCTGAACGTGCAGTACGCATCGTCGATGTCCTGAGGTCGCTGGGTGACCCAATTGCCCGCTGGACCGACGGTGTACGTGCGCTGAGTGGCCACGAGGTTGAATGTTATGTTGCTGGAGCCCCACACGGAGAGGCTCTCAGTGCTCCAGTTCTCCAACATGTCGTTCAACACGAGTAGGCCATCGTTGGCTTCGTCAGCCGTAGGTGTTTCG